TACGAATGGCTAAGGGAGCATGGCTATGACGACATTATTAAAAACATCATATCTTGTCAGTTTGGACGGGGAGAAGATGATCAAGCATCTTCGTTCAAGGCCTTTGCCGAAAAAGAAGGCTTTGTCGCGGATCAAACAGAAAAGATTGAACCGAGTACCTTACGATCCTTTGTTAAGGAACGTGTGGAAAACGGGGATGAGTTCCCCATGGATCTCTTTGGGGCGTATGTTGGTCAAAGAGCAATTATCACTAAAGCTAAAGGAGCGAAAAATGGCTGAAGCAAGCAAAGCCGTGGCTGAAAAGAAGGCCACAGAAGTTGCCGCATTTGATTTTGCACAACTTCAAAAAGATGCGGGAAAGGGAAACGAGAACGTCGGTAAAGACGATCTTGCCTTACCGTTTATAAAAATACTATCGGGTGTAGATCCAATGATGGACAAGCTCGATGGTAAAAAGGGTGACATCTATAATAGTGTCACAGAAGCGCTATACAGCGGCAAGGACGGCATTGTAGTCGTTCCGGTAGCTTATCAGCGTGAATTTCTCCGATGGGCGCCTAGAGGGCAAGGTAGCGGCGCTCCTACGGTTCACAAGACACAGGCAGAGTGTCCTGAGACAAAGCGGTCGGATGATGACAATAAAGACTACTGCACGGACGGCAGTGGCGATTATATTGAGGAAACGCACCAGCACTTTGTGTTGGTCATCGGTGCGGACGGAAAAGGGGAAACAGCGTTGATACCCATGAAGTCCACACAGCTTAAAAAATCACGCAAGTTTAATAGCATGATTATGGCGCAGTGTAACAAAGATGGGTTTGCGCGATTTGCGTATAAGTTCCGTCTTAAAACATTAGGTGAGTCTAACGACAAGGGCTCATGGCACGGCTGGGAAATGCAGCTTGAGGGTCCGCTTCTTGATGAGGAGACGCAAAAAAAGGACCCTGCCCAGTTTGCTAAAAACCTAGCGGTGTATGAGCAGGCAAAATCATTCTCGGAAAGCGTGCAGGCCGGCAACGTTGAAGTGAAACGTGAGAGTGAGGACGCCTCTAAAGACCAGATACCGTTCTAAGTAACGTATCATGTCTTCTGCTGATAAATTTGCCGCTATCTTTAACGGTCTGCAACTCGCGTATGGCACGTTTAAGATAGATAAAAAGCAACTGAACGGTAAGAGCACGGGCCGCGCTGCAATAGTACGCGAACCACGGACCAAGGATCTGTGGGAAGGGCACTTGTCAGGTAAAGGTAGGGCCGTTGGTATCATACCTATCAATGAAGACAATAGATGTGTTTGGGGGTGTATTGATGTTGATCAGTACCCCCTAGACCACAAAGCACTAATAGATAAGATTAGAAAACTTAAACTGCCCTTGGTTATATGTCGCTCTAAGTCAGGCGGCGCACACTGTTTCTTATTTACAACAGAGTGGATTGACGCCAAAGATATGCAGTTTACGTTACAGCAGATATCAGCTGCACTAGGTTATGGTGGCAGTGAGATCTTTCCAAAGCAGATAAAATTACATTTAGACCGCGATGATGTGGGCAACTTTCTCAACTTGCCGTACTTTGATGCAGAAGAGGGCCTGCGGTATGCCATCAAGGACGACGGCACCAGCGCTACCCTAGACGAGTTTATAGAACTCTATGAAAAATATAAGCAAACGCCTGAGCAAGTAACCAAGCTACAGATAGGTGGCGACACGGAACAGCACCAGCTCACAGATGGTCCCCCTTGCCTACAGATACTGGCTAAGAATAAAATATCAGAGGGTGGTCGTAACAATGGCTTATTTAACTTGGGCGTCTATCTACGCAAGGCCTACCCAGACAGCTGGGAGTCCGAGATATTGAAATACAATATGGAGTATTTAGAGCCGCCTCTACCGCTAAATGAGGTGAACATTGTAGCAAAGCAGCTTGAAAAGAAAGATTACGTATACAAATGTAGCGACGCGCCCATCAACGCGCATTGCAATAAAACACTATGCCTTACACGTAAACACGGTGTAGGAGCAGCCGTACAGGGCGCGGTGATTGCAAACTTACGTAAGTATAACTCTACGCCGCCTGTGTGGTTTGTCGATGTGAACGGTGAGCCGTTGGAGATGGACACCGATGCGCTACTTAATCAATCTACCTTTCAGCGCTCTTGCATGGAGCAACTAAACTTTATGCCACGTTCTGTATCAAAGATCCTATGGGAAAACCGTATAGGTGGCCTGATGCAAGAAATGAAGGACAATGAAAGCGCTATCATAGAAGTAGCACAGGACGCTAGTATTACAGGCCAGTTTTATGACTACCTTGAGGAGTTCTGCCGCCATATGCAACAGGCACAGGACAAAGAAGAGATATTACTCAAGCGGCCATGGACCGATGAAGAGGAACAAAAAACATACTTTCGACTAAAAGACTTTGATGCGTTTCTAAAACGCAACAAGTTTTTTGAGTATAAGAGCCACAAGATAGCGCAGCGTCTGCGCGATATGGGTGGTGAAAGTGTGCTTTTAAAGATTAAAGGACGGCCTATCCGCGTGTGGCAGATACCGTCCTTTGATGCTGTAAACGTGGAGCTTAACGCTCCTGATTTTGGTGCTCAAGAAAATAAAGAGGTATTTTAATGTTAAAAGCAGATGGATTTGATGAAGCGTTCCTTGGCGTAGCGCAACGATTTGGTCAGGAAGATATTATAGCGTATGATAAAGATGAGTGTATTGCTATACTGTGTAGGCGTGATGGCATGAGTTATGAAGAAGCGTTGGAATTTTTTAATTACAATGTTATCGGATCATGGGTAGGAGAAAAAACGCCTATATTTATTAAGAGATATGGCAACCTGAAAGAGTTTGAAGACTATTTTATACACGACATATCAGGGTAAACACATGGATTTAAAGTTTTTAGAACGTAACAAAGAGATGCACAATCTTAGAAAGCACCGAGGTATGACGCTTACCGCCATAGGAAAAAAGTACGGGCTGTCACGCGAGCGTGTCCGTGTCATAGTAAATAAAATAGACGAGTTAAATGCAAACAAAGATATTCAGAATATACGGGCCACCGGGTACAGGGAAGACAACAGCACTACTGAATAAAGTCGATGAAGCGTTAGCGCAAGGTATATCCCCATCAAAGATAGGATACTTTGCCTTTACACGCCAAGCGGCTTATGAAGCAGTAGACCGTGCGTGCCAGCGGTTTGGTTTTAACGAAAGCCAGCTGCCTTGGTTTCGTACTTTACATAGCTTTGCGCTACGACTGTCAGGTATACGTGCCGAACAAATCATGCAACCTGAGCACTATCGTGATCTGTCCAGCGCCATAGGTATTACTATTAATGTGGAAAAGGTCAATGAAGATGACAGTATATTGGATAAATCAAACAATAGTGACCCCTATCTCAACATCATAAACTTAGCGCGGCTACGTAAGGTATCACTAAAAGAACAGTATAATAAATCCGATAGCACCGTAGATTGGGTGACACTATCGTATGTAGCGCGGTCCTTGCAAAGCTACAAAAACCGTCTGCGTCTGTATGATTTTACCGATATGCTGGAGCTGTTTGTAAACGAAAGCTCACGTTTCTGTCCTAGCCTAAGCGTCAGCTTTATTGACGAGGCACAAGATCTATCGCCGCTACAATGGGACGTAGCCCATGTCATAGAAAAGTATTCCGAAAAGATATACTGTGCTGGCGACGATGATCAAGCCATATACAAATGGGCTGGAGCTGATGTCGAACACTTTATCGGTCTTGATGGTGGGTACGAGGTGCTTGAGCAATCTTATCGCGTGCCACAAAACATACACCCCATAGCGTCACGCATATCAAATCGAATACACAAGCGCGTACCTAAAACATATCTACCGCGTCCTGATGAGGGAACGTTCAAGCGTGTGTATGACATAAATGACTTAGACTTTTCCGAGGGCACATGGCTGGTGCTGGCGCAAGCGGGGTACTTCCTGTCTGATATGGTAGAAACATTACGTAGTCGTGGCCATCTGTTTGCGTACCACGGCCATCGGTCCATATCGCAAAAAATAAGTGAGGCGGTCAACGGCTGGGAGCAAATGCGTAAAGGGCGTGCCATACCTACGCCTATAGCGCGTGTCGTATATGCCTATATGTCTGTGGGAAACCGTGTAAAGCGTGGCTTTAAAAAACTACCGCATCTGGCGGACGATGAAACAGTAGGTCTTGAAGAGCTCCAGCAGCATCATGGCTTGTTTGCAACGAATGATATGATATGGCATGAAGCTATGGATAAGATACCGGACAACGAGCGTGCATACATCACAGCGCTGTTGCGACGCGGCGAAAAGTTTAACAGCACGCCCCGTATAACATTATCCACGATTCACGGATCAAAAGGTGGAGAGGCCGAAAATGTAGTGCTCTTCACCGATATATCTCCTGCCGCCTCGAAAGCAGCAGAAAGTGACCCCGACGAGCTACACCGTGTATTCTACGTCGGTGTAACACGAACTAAAAAAAATCTATATTTAATCGAGCCAGAAGACGCATTGAGGAGTTACAGCATATGAACAGGAAACAAATACTAGACAAAGCCGAGAAGATGATTAACGGCCCACGGGCCAAGGCCTACGGTGATGCCCACGAAAACCACAAACGCATAGCAAAGCTATGGTCGGTTATACTGGAGAAAGAGGTAACCGTATCGCAAGTCTATCAATGTATGATAGCGGTCAAGCTGTCCCGCCTGATAGAAACACCAGACCATGAGGACAGTTGGCTCGATATCTGTGGCTACAGCGCCCTTGCAGGAGAAAAATAATGGCCTTGCAGTTAGCGTTTGACACGCCAAAGTCAGAATGGTTGCCGCCTAGTGAGCTGCCAAACATATTTGAGGCCAAGCAAATAGCAATAGATGTCGAAACACGCGATCCCAACATCAAGACAATGGGAGCTGGTTGGGCAACTGGCGATGGAGAAGTTGTTGGTTACGCCATAGCCGTGAGTGATTGGTCAGGCTACATACCGATCCGTCACAAGTATGGCGGTAATCTTGACGAGCGTGTGGTAAACAAATGGCTAAAGAAAGTCTTTGAAAGCCCAGCAGACAAAATCATGCACAATGCCCAGTATGATGCTGGCTGGATACGCCGCATGGGCTTCACGCTTAATGGACGCATTATAGATACCATGCTGATAGCGTCGCTCTTGGACGAGAACCGGTTTAGCTATAGTCTAAATGCGCTGGCTTACGATCATCTGGGTAAGGTCAAGTCCGAAAAGAACCTGATAGAAGCCGCACGTGGGTTTGGTCTGGACCCAAAAGCCGAGCTCTGGAAGATGCCAGCCATGTATGTCGGACCGTATGCCGAAGGTGACGCCGAGCTCACACTCGAACTCTGGAACTATTTATCAGGACAACTGGGTAAAGAAGATCTGTGGCCAATCGCTAATCTTGAGCTCGATCTACTCCCGTGCCTGATTGATATGACATGGCGCGGTGTCCGTGTAGATCAAGATAAGGTTGAGCATACACGCAATTCGCTCCTAAAACGCGAAAAAGAGATACTGGGGCGCATTAAGAAACTTGTGGGCCACGACATCGAAATATGGGCTGCCGCCTCCATAGCGAAGGCCTTTGAGGCTCTGAGCATAGATTACCCACGGACCGACAAAGGGGCACCCTCGTTCACGAAACAATTTCTGAGTGATCACAGCCACGAACTACCGCAGCTGATTGTCCAAGCCCGTAACTTAAACAAGACCTCGGGGACGTTTATCAATACAATTATGAAGCATTGTCACTCCGACGGGCGCATACACAGCCACATAAACCAAATACGCTCCGACGACGGCGGTACTGTGTCAGGGCGTATATCCATGAATAACCCGAACCTACAGC